CGCGATCAGCGGGCCGAGCTTCTCGGTTTCCATCCGGCCCGCGGTCGGCGCGACCAGCATGCCCTGTTGCTTCGCCAGCTCGAGCACCTCGGTCGCGGTCATCCGGTCGCCGCGCTCGAGCAACAACGAAAAGGCCTTGTCGAGGAAGGCGTTCTTGATCACCTCGCGTTCGGCGTTGAGCAGTTCCAGCCCGATCGGCAGCTCGCCCCCCATCAGGAATGGCTTGGCCAGCTCGCGCCCCATTTCGTCGATCATGCCCGGATTGAGGCCGCCCGGCTTGGTCGAGAATTTGCTGATCGAGCCGTCGTCATGGAACAGGATCGGCGGGTCGACCGCGCGATGGCCCGCGCGGAGGATCGTCTTCGCCATTTCGTTCGCGCCCAGGATCGTGCCGAGCACGCGCATCGCCGGCGATCGTCCGTACACGTCGCGCGGGCTGGTCGAGGTGCGGCTGACCAGCATCGGCATCGTGAAATAGCCGCTGCGCTTCATGATCCATTGCTCGTCGGGCGCGATCGTCAGGCTCTCGATCGGCTTACCGCGCCAGTCGAGCGCGCCGCCTTTGAGTAATTCGTTCGGACGGATGATGTTGATCACCCGGAATTTTTGGTCCGGCTTGTTGTCGCGGATCGCCTCGTCCATTTTCGGGGACAATCCATCGGGGAATTGTTGCTTGAGTTGGCGCGCGGTTTTCTGATATTCGCGATGCACCGTGTCGACGCGCCCGCAATAATTCTCGTCGATATAGATCTCGCTCAGGTGGATCGACTTGTAGAACAAGGAATAGCCGACAACTTCATCGACCCAGAGAGGCGACACGCCGTAGACACCGCCCGAGCGCACATCCTCGAGCGCCTGCGTCTCGAAGCCGGCCGCCGAAGCGTAGCGCATCGCCTGCAGCCGATCGGTCGCATATTCGAGCCAGCGCTGGACCGCGGGCAGCTTGTTGAGCTCGGCCGAGGTGGTGGTCAGCAGCGCCCATTTCTGGCTGCGAGGGAAGATGAGCCCGCTGATCGCCGCGACGTAGCGCTCCAGCCCTTCCATCGCGGTACTGTCGAAATTATCGAGCCCGCGCGCACCGCCGGCGGGCAGGCGGTCGAAACCGCCTGCCATGACCGGATCGACGCGCCGTTCGACGCGGCGATAGAGGCTGTCCCAGGGCGCGCGCTGGCTCTGCAGCTCGGTATGACGAGCGACCGCCAGTTTGACATAATCCTGGTCCTGATAGTCGATCGTCGCGCTCCGTGCGTCCATCGCGCCCTCCTGGGGTTAAAGGTTCAGAAAATAATGCTGTCGCGCAGCTCGGCCGTGCCGCCGGCCGGGATCGCGATCGGATCGTGCAGCTGGCACCAGGCGACTTGCCGCCCGTCGACATAAAGGCCGATGCCGGCGAGGCTGTACGCGCGCTCGCCAGCGGCCGGGCCGCCAAGAATCACGCGATCCTTGAGCAACACGCCGTTCGGGTGGCGCAGCCACGCGCCGGAGCCCGTCACCGTCATCGGCTCCAGCCCGACAATTTCCTTCGCGCCGTCGGAGAAGACCAGCTCCACCTCGCCGTCGATCGCCTCGATCACGTCGTCCGCGTCGTTCGCCTTGTCCAACGGCGCGCATTTGCGGCCCTTGCCGGTCTGGCGGCGGTGCGCGATCCGGTATTTCCCGATCGCCTTGTCGCGCTCGGCCTCCAGATTGTCGCGTTCGGCCTCGAGGCGCTCGACAGATGCGGCCGCGGCGGCCAGCTTCTCGGTCAATTCGATGATTGTGTCGGTGCGTGCGCCATTCTCGGCAGCCAGCTGGTTGTTTTCGTCAATAACCTCGGCATGAGATCCGTTTAACCGAGCATGCTCTGCCTGCAGCGCCTCGTGCTGCCCGGCCAATTCGCTCTGAAGGTCGGTCAGCGACTTGATCTCGAGCCGCGCCTGCACGAGCTCCGTCCCCAGATTGGTATGCTCGCTCTTGAGCGTGGCGATCGCCGCCAAAGTCTGGTCGGCCGATGTATCGGCCGCGAGGCCGATCGAGAGGTTCAGGCCCGCCAGCGCCACCGTTGCCGCCGGCGGCTTTCCCTGTCCGTTATTGGTACCCATTTCAAATTCCCTTCCGCTTCAAAGAAAATCACTGCCCGAGCAGCGCCTTGCCCGTGCTGCCGGCCGAGGCCTCCGCCCCGCCGGCACCGGTGATCACGTCGGCCGCGCCACCGCGGCGCCGCGCGAGCTCGTCGCTCGTCGCGGTCTTGGCCGCCGCGTCGTCGAACGTCGGTGTCGGCAACGGCGCCGGCAGCTTCGGTGCCTTCGGCACGATGCCGAGCAGTTTGAACGGTGCGGCGATCGCGCCTTCGACTTGCTGCATGGTCAGTCTCCCAGGATGGAATAATGGCTGTCGTTCACGACTTCGCGCCCGCCCCCGCGCGGCGTCCGGCCCCGGATCTCGAGGATCACATTCTCCCCCTCGAGCGCCGCATATTGCTCGGCGTCGGCGACGTGGGTGTAGATCGTGTCGGCGATCGTCAGGTGGCCGCGTTCCTCGCCGGTCGACAATTCCGCTTTCTGGTAGCGGTAGCCGCCGACATGAGCCTTGATCAGGTGCTTGCACGACGGGTCGATCTCGTACCCGCCAATCTCGCCTTGCGCGTTCCACACAGCCTGGTTTCGCAGCGCGGCCTTGTTCGATTTGGCGCGATGAACCTTGAAGCCGAGCCCTTTTTGGAAGCTCAACAGCCAGTCTTTATCGTCGGTCGGCGCATCGGACGCGGCGAATGCGGCCGGATCGCACACCACGCGGATATCGTCGGGCTGCAGATCGGGGAAGCGATCGGTCAGCATCTGCTTGCACTTCTTGCCGAAAGCCTCGCCACCGATCTTGATCAGCGCCTTGCCTCCAGAGGCGAGGTTCACGCATTCCGCGAGCGCGCGAAGGCCACCCTGCGCGGTGCGCTGGGTCGCGACGGCCGCCGCGTAATAGCCCTGGTCGACGCCCAGGGTGAGCCTGCGGCGACGGTCCCATTCCTGCGGTCGGACATGCAGCGAAAAATTGAACCCGGCATTCACCGGCTGGCCGTGCATCACCGGCACCGGCTTGTTGTCGACCATGCGGTCGACGTAGCCGGGCTTATGCTTGTTCGCGGCGACCTGCAGCAGGTAGTAGGCGCGACCGCCGGGCAGGTTGTGGATATTCTCCGCGTTCGGCTCGCGACCGCCGGGCTGCACGAAGCAATCGATCAGCGCGCGCTCGCCCAGGTACGCCTGCAGCTCGGCCAATTCTTCGGCCGTCAGCCCTTCGATCTCGCGGTCGATCAGCAGCCGGTAGATGTGGTTTTCGATATCCGGCATGTTGAGCGACAGGATGATCTGCGGATCTACGATCAGCGCGGGATCCAGCTCGGCGCCGCCACGGCCCACGCGGCCGGTCAGGAACGGGACCAGATCGACCGGCTGCAGATCCGCCTCGTCGACCAGGATGGCGTGACGCTCCCAACCGCGGCACGCCTCTGCCACCGATTGCTCGCCGATCGCGCGGAATTCATATTCGACATCGAGGATGTCGATCGGCCGCCCCTCTTTGACGTTACCCTCACGGCGGAGGATCTTGCGGAACGAATGGGTGTAGGGCGCTTTCCAGCTAAAATTGCCCTCCGCTTCCGGCACAATCGTGTGCCAGGATTTGATCGTGGTCGACTCCAGCGACGGGTAGCTTTCGCGGATCACGCCGATCCGCCCGCTGCGCCAGGTGACCCCGTTCGCATCGACGATGCCTTTCTGGACGGCCGCGACGCGCAGGCCCTGCTGCAGCGCCGCCATCGTCTTGCCCGACCCTACCGGCCCGATGATCCCGCAAATGAACGCCCGGCTGCGCATGAACGCATCCGCGATCGGGCCCGGCGAAATCAGCCGACGCGGTTTCTGCGGGGCCTGCATCATTTCCCGGCGCCCGGCGGCTGCAGCGTCGGATCGTCGACGGGCGCAAAATCGGCGTCGATCGCCTCGAGCATCTCATCGCGGGTGTGCGTGACACCCTCAATGAACATATCGGCCACGCCCGAGAAGGTCATATCGACCGCCACCGGCTGCTTGCTTTCGATGTAGGGCAGCAGCTCGGCCGCGCACCGGATCCGCAAACCCTGCGCATCGGCGTAGGACATGCTTTCGGTGTACTCGATCGTGTTGCCGTCTTTGTCGCGATATGGCTGCTCACGCTTGCGCTTCGATGCCTGCATCAGGATCTCGGGCGGCGTCGCCTGGATCTGCATCAGCGTGATCGCGGGATGCTGCCCGAAACCGAGAATATATTTCTTGAACTCGGCGGTGCTCTTGTTCCGCGACCCGGGCGGCCGCCCGCGCTTGCGAACCTCGCGCGCATGGCGGACCAGGTTGAGGTGCGAGGCTTCGACGCCCAGCGCCTCGCGCGCCTCGAGCATTTCCTCCGGCGTCGGCTGGAACAGATCGTCCTGCCGCATCTCCTCCGCCATCGCCTCGGCGACCAGCGTCTTGGTTTCGGCGACGAAGCCGGCGACTGTCTCCTTATCCCCGCTAGGCGTTGACATGCCGCGCCCCCCGGCCCATCGTCCGATTTTCCGCGCCATCGTGGCGCGGCCGGAGCCGCCCATGCCCCGAGCCCTGGACCATTCCCGCCCCGCGGCGGGCCGCCATCTCATCACCGGATAGGTTCGTCGCGGGCAACCCGCGCCCCGTGCCCCAGCCCGAGCGAAAGACGAACCGCCCGTTCGGCCTGACAGGCCGACCGGCAGAAATGGAGGGTAGGCCCGAAACCCAGAAAAACGGCTGCGCCAGGGAGCGCACGAGATCTGGCCTCGAGCTGGGGGGGGCCACCCCCTCGCCTGGCCGATCCGACCGGTCACCCTTCGGCGCGGCGCAATCCCTAGGCCTGCAAAGCCTGTGGCCGATCAGCGCAAACCGCTGGAAACGCAAGGCTTTCGCCTGCCATTCAGACGATCCCGTTCCGACGCACCCAGCCGGCGCAGGCAAAAACGGCGGAAATCCGCCATTCCCTCCGACCAGGGCGCGCACGCCGATCGAGGCCCGCCCGATCCGCTCGCGACCACCCCCAGGCCGAAATTTTGCGCCGGCCTCGGCTGCATCAAGGCCCTGATCCGGCACCGGAGCGAGGCGAGCGGCATATCCGCCCTCTATTTTAATCGATCGGGAGAGGCCGGACGAAAAACTTCCCAACCTTCCCAACTCGAAAACCGGTTGGGAAGCCTTTTTGGAAGGATTTAATCGAGCCGGATCAAAGACATAAAAGAAACTTCCCAACCTTCCCAATAGAGAGAGGGTTACTAATGTGCGTGTGCGCGCGTACGCGTCGCGTATCTCATGCGCGCGCGAAGCGTGGGAAGGTTGGGAATAACGCTCTAAGCTGTTGAGATCGTGGGGAATAATCCTTCCCACGAAACTTCCCAGACTTCCCAACCCCCGTGCCCTTGGGAAGTTTTCGACCGGGCTCCGCCGCCTTATCGGCCGACAAAGGGCACGGGGCAAGGGCACAAAAAAAGAAGAGGCGGAAAGCGGAGAGGATGAGGAGCGCCGGCGCACCGCGTCGGGCGCCGTCCCGGCGCCCGACGCTGCCGGCGCGCGTTCGCCCAGCGGGACCCGGAAACAAGTATTCGCAAAGTCATCGTTTGCGAGCCGCAAATATCCGGCAAGTGGAGCGAGGGCACGGGCGCGGGTCACGCATCGGCCTCCAGCTCGGCCGCGAACGCCGCGATCGGCACCAATGTCGCCCATTCCGGCCGCCCGCCGATCTGCACCTTGACGCGCTTGAGCCCGCCCTCGATGCGGCCCAGCGCTTGGTTCCAGACGCCCTTCTGCCAACGCGTGTCGCGCAGCAGCATCTCGATCCCCTGGTGCGCGCAGGCGACCGCGACGTAGATATCCGGGGCATTCGGCGCCGTCGGCAGCGGCCCGCCCCAGAAACGGCGCGTCTTGCGCTTTATGCCGGCCGCGCCCTCGTCGACGAGCTCGCTTGCCACCACCACCATGCCGGCCATCTCGAGGCGCTTTTGGGCGCGGGCGTGGAACGCGTCTTCCTCGTCGGCCTTGATCACCTTCGTGACCCACATGCCGACCGTCTCTGGCTCGTCGCCACCGCGCCCTGGCAGCGCGCTCGTCGCCATTTTCTGCACCACGAGGAACGGCTCGTCGTCCTCGGCCGAGGCGCGCTTGTCGACCGCGAGCAGCTTGCCCCAGGCCGCGTAGGTCATATCCTCGCTATCCTGGTCCTCGTCCCACAGCGCGACGTCGGCCGCGGCGAGCAAGGTCGCATGCTGGTCCTGACCGCGCGCGTCGTGGCCGTTGCGGCCGAGATGCACGCGATAATTCTCGATCACCTGGTCGAGCCGGGGCCATTCGTCGACCAGCCGCCGGCGCAACATGCGCCCGACCTCGCCCCAGAACGCCATCGCATGCCCGGTCAGCATGGGCTGGCCGCCATCCTTGATCAGCGGCAGGAAATCGCGTGGCTCGCGATGCAGGCGGCCGGCGACATCGCGCACGACCTCGGGGTCGATCGCCGGGATCCGTTCGCCGTCATGCGCGCGCAGATCGAGCACGCTGATCCGGCTCTTGTCCTGCGGGCTGAACGGCGGATGCAGGATAGAGCTGAAAAAGAAGCTCGAGCGCATCGTGAAATCCTGCGCTTCGTGATCGGCCGAGCCGCGGCCGATCTTGCCGCCCGAGCTCGCCAGCCGCGCCAGGCCGACGATCCGCGCCATGCGCCGCCCGTCTTCCTCGGCCTCGACCTCGTCCAGCGCGACCGGAAGCGTGCGCATCTTGAGCGTCTGCCGGATCCAGGCCTCGGTGACTTCGCTTGCGTGCAACAGGCCGCCTTCGCCCAGCAACAGCTGGATCAGCCGCCACAAGGTCGATTTGCCGGTGCCCTTGCCGCCGGTCAGCCAGATCATCGCGCGCCAGTCGAACGCGCCGCACGCGAGGCTCGAGATGATCCAGCCCAGGCACAATTGCGGGTCGATCTCCGGCCGCTCCCAATTCCAGCTCTTGAGCACGGTCAGCAGCATGCGCGCCACCTCCGGCCCGACCGGCGCGATCGCGGGGCGGGGGGTGCGCGCGGCGGCGGGATAGACATAGCCGTCGACCATGCCGGGATGCGCCCAGGTGCGCGCGGATCCGGCGAGAAGCTCGCGCCGGTCCGTCTCCGCGATCTGGATCATGTCGCCGCAATGCAGGATCAGGCCGCCGTCGTCGTCGCGATGCGCGCCGGCGCCGCGCACCTTGCCCTCGGCCGACCAGACGCCGCGATAGGCGCACGCCTGCATCAGCTTGATGCCAGCGCCTTCCTTGTCCCAGCCCGTGATCTTGCCCTTGGCGCCGATCCGCGGAAACACCTCTTCGAGCGTATCCTGGTCGCACCGCGGCGCGAGCAGGCTGATGATGTTGCGCCCGTCATGCTCCTTCGCCTTGAGCGCGCGCAGCTCGCGCAGCGCCGACAGGTAGAAATAGACGCCGTTCGCGGTCCCCAGCGGCACGACCGGAGCGTCGGGCCCGAACAGATCGTCGATCGGGGTGACATCGTCGCCGTCGTGGCCGTCGGCGGGATCGAGCCCCTCGCCTGCCGGCTGGCTGGAATCGGGCGCGGGCCGATGCGGCGCCGGCTTGCGCAGCTCGACAACCTTCGCGCCGTCGATCGCGTCTCCGGCGGCTTTCAGCTTGTCGGATGCGCCCCCCCGGGCGGCCATGTCAGCCCCTCAGGGAGCGGAGGTAGAAGTCGTTCATCGCCGAAGGCGCTCCCCGCAGATCGATCAGCTTGCGACGCGCGGGTACCGGGGGCGGCTGATCCGCCCCCGGCGTCTGGTGGGGTGCCGACTGTGTCGCGCAAATGGGATCGGCCGATACCGATCCGGTGGGGGCCTCGCGAGCCGTACCACACACCCCTGGGGTATTCCGTTCGTTGATCTTCATGAGGCTTGCGGCCTCCGTCCGGCGCACTCGTTCTGGCAATCGGCGATCACCATCGCGAGCCCCGGGAAGTCGTCGGTCTCGACGGTCAGCAGAGTCGTGTCGCCGGTGAGCGGGCCACCGTCCGTGTAGGTGTAACCGGCGAAGCTGAGGCGCCTCCGAAACACGGGAAGCTTCCAATTATCGACTGCTATCCCGGCCTTCACGACGCCTGCTCCGCTGAGCGCGTGCCGACGTATTGGTCAGTCCCGGACCATTTGAACTCTCCGCCGAATTCCGGGTCGCCCACAGGAAAATGGGTGCCGCAGCCGCAACAGAATGTGCCGCTGTAGAAGAACGGATCACGCGCATACGTCTCCGCCAGCGCTTGCCCCATCGTAGTCACTACGCCGCATGTGAGATGGACGTAGGATCGGCGCACGGGCTCAACAAAACCCTTGGCACGCTCTTCTGCCGACAGCACCACGTAACCCTTTTGCATCCCTGTTGCGGGATTGATCTCGCGGTGATCCGGCGTGACCGGAGTTCCGTCGGTCAGCGTCGTCTTGACAGTGGCCATCACGCCGCCTCCCTCGCCGGTTCAGCACCGCGCAACAGGTCGTTCAGATCCTTGTACCCCGCCGGCGGCGGCGCCAGCGCCACGGTCGCCCCGCGCGCCTGCTGCTGCGCGATCGCGCGCTCGAGCGCCTGCTCGGCCTTGCTGCCCTCGGGGTCGTTCTGCTGCAGGATCACCAGCCGCCCCATCTGCGGTGGAAACACGATATTGCCGAAATTGGACAGGCTGATCCCCGCGATCACGCGATGCTCTGGCCGCGCGCACGCCGCCGACAACCCGTCTTCGATCCCTTCGGACATCAGCACGTCGACGCCGGCATCGATCGCGCTCAGCGTCTTGCGGCACGCGCCTTTCCACAGCGGGATATAGCCGCCCGCATAGTCGCCCAGCACCTTCTTCGGGCACGCCAGCGGCGCCTTGCCCCAATTCCCCGCCGCATCCTGCGCCAGCCAGGTCCGGTGCGTGCCGATATGCTCGCCCGCATCGTTGATGATCCGCGCGATCAGTGCCGGCAGATGGATATCCTTGCCGAGCTCGGTGCACAGCACCGCCGGATGGAAGGCCAGCGCGCGCGGCGTGTAGCGCTGCCCGTTCACCTCGAGGAACGACAGGTCGATCCCGCGGTTCGCCAGATACCATTCGGCCGGCGTGTCGACGATCGGCACGCACCCTGCCTGGGGTACGAACAGGGCGCGGGCATGCCGCACCATCCGCTCGGCGCGCTTGCGCTGCTCGGCTTCGGCCGCGACCTGGCGCCGGCGGATCGTCGCCTGCTCGTGTGCGAGCCGGTTGGGATCGAGATCGTCGAGGCCGAGATAGGACCGCGCCCACGCCATCGCGTCGCGCATCCGCCCGCCGAACCGCACCAGGCGCACCAGGTCGAGCATGTCGCCCTCCTCCGGATCGCCATGGCCCGGGTTGAAGTCGAAGAACTTGCCCTTGCTCGGGCCCGAAATGTCGATGCACAGCGACTGGCCCGGTTCGCCCGCGATCGACCCGACGCGCCAATGCCTGCCTTTTTCCTCATAGCCGTTCGGCAGCAGGTCCATCGCGATCTCGCGCGCGCGCTCGCGCAGACGGGCCGAGATCACGCGGACCTCGGCCAGCCGCTGCGCCTTCAGCGCCGGATCGTCGCGACGCTGCATTTAGCCGAACCGCAGCTTCGTGCCGGGCGTGTCGATATAGAATTCGCGGCCGATGCCCGACTTGAGCAGCGCATAGGACGCGCTTCCGGTCGGGTCGGGCGGATTGGTGCCGTCCGCCGTCCAGCTCATCCGCACGTCGGCTGAAGGCGTCACCACCACGATCTTTGCGCTGGCGATCGTCACCGTGTCGGCCGGGTTCGAACCCGTCGTCGCCTCCAGATTGCCGCTCGGCAGCCGCTTGACCGGCAGCACGCCGCCATATTGCTGAGGGGTTCCGGCCCCGTGCAATGCCACTTCAACCGTCGCCATTCAGCCCTCCCTGTCAAAATTGGCGCGCGCCGTTGCCCGCCGGGCCGCGCTTACCGCCTGGGTCAGCGCCGCGATCGCATGGTCGCAATCGTCGATCGAAAGCCGCGCCGTGATCTCGCCCATCCGGCTGCCGGTCGCGCCCAGGTGCAGCACCACCGTGCGCGGCACCTCGTACCAGGCGCCGATCGGCGATCCCGGCCGTCCAAATCGGAACGGCGCGCCGGCCGCGACCGCGCGATCGCACTCGGCCGGCGCGCCACCCGGCCGCGCATCCCCTTGGGGGGCAGGATGCGCGCCCGTCTCGGCGAAAGCTGGAGGCTTAATCCCGCCCTCCGCCGGCTCCTCAAATCCCAGATAGCGCGCGGTCAGGCCGGTGACCTGGATGATCCGCATCGCGGTCGACGGCGCCACGTCGAGCGGATCCATCCGCCCCGCGACCACGTCGCCCAGGAACGGGCGGCCGACGCCCAGTTTGTGCGCCGCGCCCGACGGGCGCAGCTCCTGCTGACCCGCCCACGTCGCGATCGCGCGCCCGAACTGCGCCATCCGCGCGACGCGGCCCGGATCCGCCGCCAGGAAAGCCGAGCCCGACATTATTGGACGTCCTCGGCGCCGCGGACATGCCGCGCGCGCTGATCCTGGCCGTAGCCGATCAGCCCGAGATGCTCCATTTCGTCGCGCGCCCCGCGCAGCATGCCGCACGCGCACACCGCCAGCGGAGCCAGCACCAGCAGGATGATCAGTCCGGCAAGAGAGAGCCCCCCGGCCATCGGCTCAGAGCCGCCCTGGCAGGAACAGCGGCAGGCCGGGGGTAAACGGCCTGCCGCGCACGCGCACAATCGCTGCCGGGCGATATGTGCGCGCTACCAATAGAGATGCGAACAGGCGCAAGACGCGGCCCAGTCGCGACTTAATATAGATCAACGTCGGGGAAAAAGATGCACTCCCCGCAATTAACCCCGAAATCCGACCATATAGGATATTGACAGCGCCGTTTCGGACTGGAAACCTGAAACGTCGTTCAACATCGGACGACTCGCACAGTCCCGTGGGGGATACGGAAAGAAAAAGACGCTTCGTCGTCGGCGCGGACCTGCACCCGCCGGCGAGCGCCGGCCCCTGCGCGTTCGAGGGAGAGGAAGACAATGCGAAAAGTGCCTGACGCTTCATGCGGCCCGCGCCGCCATTTCGGCTTCGGCTTCAGCGCGGATGCGCGCCGCTTCCCAGGCGGGAAGATCGTAGAAATCGTTCGGCTGCACCGATCCGGAGGTCAGCACGTAAATGGCTTTCATCACGTCGCGGTTCGGGATCTGGGGGTCGGTCGCGCGCTCGATGTAGCTGATGAAGGTTTGGTGCACGCCGATCCGGTCAGCAACCCAGGCCTGGGTGTGACCTTTCGCCTTGCGCCATTGCGACAGCTTCACGGCCGATCCTCTTTCGTATCGCCCACATCTAGAAGGAAAAGGTTCCTTCGATGCAGGCTTGGGATGCGCGAATATGGCGTACTGTCATATTTAGTCAATGGACATGACGAGATAGGCGGTACAGAATATGACACCGTGGCATATGTATTCGTCATGCATCCGGGGAACCGCCTCAGGAAACTCCGCAAGGAGGCCAAACTCACCCAGCTCGAGCTGGGGGAACGAGTCGGCTTGGACCAGACGACCTTGTCCAATTACGAGAATGACAAGCGCCCGATGCCGCTCGAGCACATGCGCGCGATCGCTCGCGAATTAGGCTGCGCGCCGGCCGATCTGCTCGGCGACGAGGATAATCCGGAACGTCTGAGCGACGAGGAACGCAAGCTATTGCAGGCGTTTCGCGAGCTGGATGAGCAGGGCAAGCACTTCCTCGCCACCAGCGCGCAGGCCGTCGCCGAGCAGCAGCAGGGCTATCGCAGCCGCGCCGCATGAGCGGCAACGATACCGGCGCGATCGCCTCTCCGCGCGGAGATGCGACGAGCAACACATCCTTCTACGATCTGGAAGAGCCGGACGGGTTGGGGCCGGGCATGGTTCGGCCTGGCCGCCCCTTGGCGCCGCCGACATTCTGGCAGGTCCACAAATCCCAAATTCTGGCAGGCGGCGCGGTTTTGCTCGCTTTTTGCCTGCTTGTAGCCCTGTCTTTATGGGCCGAGCGACGCGCCAAACGTCGGCGATAATATGACGCATTGACATAATATGACGTAGGCGCATATTAGCCCCGTTCACCCGAACGGAGGCTCGCCCGTGACCGTCCATGTCGAAGTCCGCCCCGCGCTCCCGCCGATCCGCTCGGCGCGCGAGCCGTCGCTGCTGCGGCCTGATCCCAACACCTACGGCTTCAACCAGGTCTGCCTCCAGCTCGGCATCCTGTTCAAGGCCGACGGACGCATGAATTCGGTCCACTGGCGCACCGGCTATCTCATGGCGCTGATCGAAAGCCCGCGCTGGCAATTCCCCGAACCGCTTCCCCGCTACAACCGCAAGGCGGGCACACTCGTCGACGGCGCCGCATCTGTCGGTCTCCTCTCTTCCTGGCACAAGGGCGCCGTCGACACCTGGTTCGAACGCTTCATTCCCCCCGGATCGCGCGCCGCCGCAGCCGCCGAACAGGATCTCGGCGCCGCCGCGCTCGACCAGAATAGCGGCAACCTCGCGACCCTTCTCGCCGGCCGCAAGGTGCGGGCATGATCGTCTATCGCACCGCCGCCGGCCAATGGTTCGCCACCCAGGAGGAAGCGCGTCGCGCCGCTGGCCGCCACTTCGAGAAGGTCATCCATCCCGACGACAAGGACGGGCGGATCGCCTGGCTGAACGAGAATTGTCCGCTGATGACGGCGTCGGGACACCCGATTGAGCCTCTCGCGGTCGTGGTCCAGGCGGACGCCCCCAAGCCTGCTGGAGCCGCCCCGGCGGGGACGATCACGCTGACCGACGTCGAGGAATTCATCCAGGCTGCCGACCACCCGCGGCTGGCTCGCATCACCGAAAACGCGATCTATCGCATGCGCGAGCTGCTCGGCCGGGTGCCGCAATGAGCACCGCCCCGCACCGGATCGAGGACGAAAGCGGCTGGCCGCTCTTCGCGACGCTCACACTCAACGGCCGGCCCTGCCCGGCCTTCCTCGCGCACACCACCGGCATCCAGAATGCCGAGCTCGCCGGCGAGCCGGTCGTTCTGCTCGCCATGCGCCTTGAAGGCCAGCCCGCGCTCTACCAGCCGATCGACCGCCTCACCGGCGAGGCGCTGATCGCCTCGATCCGCCAGAGTCTCGACGAGGCCGGGCTGTGACCGACCGCCCCGAGCCGCGCCGCCCGACGCCGATCTACGCCGCCGACGAGGACAGCGCACGCGCCGATCCCTTCGTCACCGTCTGCAACCTGATCGTCGCCGCCTTCGCGCTGTGGGTACTCGCGCACATCTTCTTCCCCGATCTCGGCGCCCGGCTATGAGCACCGCGCTCGTCCTCGCGCACGTCTTCGCCGGCGGCATCGTCACCGTCCTGATGTTCGCCTTCGCGATCGCCTACCGCCAGCAGCGCACGATCGTCGTCGAGCAGGATGCCGAGCTCCGCAAGCTGCGCCGCCGCATCGCTTTGTTCGAAGCCGACGCGCACGCGCTCCAGCGCGAGCTGCGCGAGCGGATCCTGTTCGATCAGGAATGCGGCTGATGGACGCGATGCCGCGCAGCCTCGCCGAGTTCACCGCGCTCGCCCGCGAACGCGCGCTGACCGACGACGAGACCAGCGTGCTCGATCGCCTGCTCAGGAATGAGCGCGATCGCCAGCGCAACCTGCCCCTGCGCATCCTCAAGCTGCGCGCGAACCTGCGCGCGCTCGAAGCCCAGCTCTCGCCCAACCAAGCCCGCTGGCTCGGCAGCATGCAGGAAAGCGCCGACGCCCGCCGCGCGGCCAACATCGAACGCGAAATGCGCCGCGAGATCCGGCGCCGCGTCACCCGCATCGAGCGCGAGCTCGGCGGCGTCCATCCCGTTCAACCGCCCAAGGGGGAAACCGAAAATGACTGACACCATCGCCGCCGACCAGCTGCGCCTGTTCATCGAACGCATCGAGCGCCTCGAGGAAGAAAAGAAGGGCATGGCCGACGATATCCGCGACACCTACGCGGAGGCCAAGGGCCAGGGCTACGACCCCAAGACGCTGCGCGCGGTCATCCGCCTCCGCAAAATGGAGAAGAACGCCCGCGACGAGGCGGAATATCTCCTCGACACCTACAAAGCCGCGCTGGGGCTGGCGTGATGGGCGAGACATTCGGTCGGCTCGAAGCCGAGCGCGGCGACCGTTGTTCCAACAACGGTTACGGCGCCAAATTCACCACGCCGTGCTACTATGCAGACATTGAGGATGAAGACGCCACCTCCTGTCCGGAGTGCGGCGCGCCGATCGTCTGCACGGTCGAGCAGGAGCCGGTATCGGTTTGCCGCATCGCGGACGCCGATGAAGCTGACGGTCTCGACCTGTGAGCGCCGCCGACAAGGAGGCCGCCAAGGCCGCGATCGTCGATTATGTCGAGGTCTACGGACCCGACGTCTCGATGGTCGATCTGCGCGGCTTCGTCCGGCACGAGACCGGGATCGACTTCGGCGGCCCCACCCTCGCCGCCTTCCTCAAACCCCTCGGCTACCGCCGCGACACCTATCGCCGGATCGACACCTGCCCCGGCAAGTCGCTGTTCTACGTGAGGGCCGACTGATGGCCGCGCTCAATCCCACCCCGCGCGCGGTCCTGATCCTCGCCTCGGCCGCGTCGCTGATGGCCGCGCCGGCCGGCGCCCGGTCGCTTGGCCAGCGCCTCCGCGAGCTTCCCGACGAGGAATGGGTCTATCAGGGCCTGCACGCGGTCGACGCGATCCAGACGCGCGAGGCGCTCGATCACGGCTGCGTCGAGCGCAACCCGATGCTCGGCCGCCATCCCTCTACCGGCCGCCTGGTCGGCGTATGGGCCGCCACCAGCGCCGCCCATGCCGGCGTGACGATGGCGCTCCAGGATCACGCGCCCCGCGCGGTCAAGCTGTGGGAGATCGCCTCGATCGGCGTCGGCGCCGGCGTGATCGCCTGGAACCTCCATGTCCGCTTCTGAAAGGGTCCGCTGATGGCGAAGCTCCAACCCGAGCAGATTGAGCAGATGATCCGCTGGCGCGAACGCGGCTGGTCCTGCAATTCGATCGCGAAGCGCCTTGGCGTCTCGACCGGCGCAATCAACTATCAGTGCCTCAAGAACGGCGCGATCTCGCCCCGGCAAAAGGGCAAGACGCCGTTCAACGGGCCGACCCAGTTCACTGGCAAAGACGGCCGTACCTTCCGACGCTTTTCCGAGGACGATGACGCTCAGATGCGCGAGCTCGCGCACCAGGGGAAGACGGCTGGGCAAATCGCGAGAGAGATGGGCCGAGGCACCACATCGATCCGCATGCGCATGCTGCTGTTGGGCGCGCACGAAGAGATTGCAGCACTTTTTTAACCGGAGGAGGAAACCATGTACGATTTTACTCAGATTACCGAAGTCAAGCTCGCCAGCGGGTCGCACAGCAGCCCGGCTGAGGGCATGTGCTTCATGGAAATGACGGCATGGTTCGCCGGCGAGGCCCATAGCGACAAGCCAGCCTGCGCTTGTCCGGTGCTCGGCGCCTATGGCATCCGCCTCAACGACAGCATGTCGGATAGCGAGCGAGACCGCCTGCTCAAGCCGCTGGTACCGCTGATTGCGGGCACGCGCGGCACGCGCAAGGACGAGCTCGCTCGTGTCAATTTCCTCACAATCTGGACGATCAACAAGATCCTCCCGATCGCGCTGCGGTCGATCAAGCTGGAGAAGGAGGCCCTGGCCTGCGAGGCCGCTACCGACCTAGCCTCTGCCCACGCCGCCGCCGACGCCGCCTACGCCGCCGCCGCCGCCGCCGCCTACGCCGCCAAAGCCGCCTACGCCGCCTACGCCGCCAAAGCCGCCTACGCCG